TTTGGTGTTGAGGTAGACCCGGTCGCGGGCGGCGCAGCTCCAGGCCAGTGCGCCGACCATGGCGCGATAGCGCTCGCGTGGCGCGGACGCCAGGCAGCCGGTTACCCAGCGCCCGGTCTGGCGCCGGCAGCGCTTGCCCTGCAGCCGTACGGTGAGATCGGCGCGGAAGGGAGGAAAGCGCAGACGCTGGGCGCCGACGAACAGCACCGCGCCGCGGGCGCTGAGGGTGCGCTCCGGGTCGAACAGGTAGCAGCGGCGGTAGAGGCGCGTGGCGGCGGTGGATCCCACGCAGGCGGACCCGCAGTAATCTGCGCCGAGCAGGATGCCGCGGCGCTGGCCGGTGTCTGCGCCCCAGTCCCAGCGCAGCGAGATGGGATCGAGCCCGGGGCTGATGGGCGCGGCATGCAGGGTGCGCTCCTGCACGCTGTATGCAATCTGCTCGCGCAGGCTGTAGAGCCGCTTGGCGGCGTCGGAGGCGGTTAGGTAGTGCGGTACGCTCCCGGCGAAGGTGCCCTGCCCTGCCGTCCCCGGCACGGCGACGCGGCGTACCTGCTCGGCGGTGTTGGTGACGGTCTCGACCTCCTCGGTGACGCTGGTCAGGGGCTGCTCGCTGCCGGCGTCCCACAGGTAGGTCTGGGCGCCCAGGCGCACGGGTGCGTCCGTGGCCAGAGGGCTGTCCTTGGCGCGCCCGCTGAGGAAGAGCTTGTAGAACATGGCGCCCTGGCGCTGCCCGGCGGTGCGGTACGGGTAGATGCGCAACTGCGGGTAGCGGGCGAGAAACGCCTCGCGCTCGGCAATGGTGAGGCTCGGCCCGCAGTAGGTGCGGGTGCGCGGGGTGTCGGCGCGCAGCAGGGTGCCGCCGGCATAGCGGGCGAGCGCGGCGAGTCCGCCCTGGGTGCCGGCGCGCCGGTGCAGGTTGCGGCTGTCGCGCACCAGGGCGCGGCGAACCTCCTCGGTGAGCCAACGCGGCCACAGGGGAACGTCCCGGGCCCAGGCCAGCCAGGGCAGCCAGGCGGCTCGCATCGTGGCTGGGTCGTACAGGGTGCGGATAGCGGCGATGCCGGCGTCCGTGTCCGCGGGGGTCGCCCCGGACTGGACCAGGGCGCCCTCCACGTCGGTCTGATTCGGGGGCAGGAGCCGGGTGAAGGTGGCCTCAGACATCGCGCGCCTCTTCGGTATTGATCACCGACGAGGTGACCAGTGCCAGCTCGGTGGCCGTGCAGATCACGTCCGCTGCCGGCTCGGCAAGGGTGACGTTGCGCACGCCGGAGACGACCAGGGCGTCTAGGATTCCGGCGCGGGTGACGTCGTAGCCGATGCGCTTGACGCTCTCCAGGTAGGTGTCGAGCGCGGACTGGGCCTCGGCGAGCACCAGGGCCTCGTCCGGGCCCGGGTAGAGGGCGAGCGTGGCGTCGACGGCGATGGGGACGACCGTCGGCGGCGTGACGCTGAGGGTGTCGGTCAGGGGGCGCACCGCGTCCGCGTCCAGGGCGGTGCGCACCGCATCCAGGGTCGCATGGTCGGTGCGGGCGAGGATCGTGTCATGGGCTGAGAAGGCGGCCAGGCCGTATTCGAGCTCGTCGGCGCTGGCGTCGTCCGGCTTGGCCTGGGGGGCGAGCACGGCCACGGTGACCTGCCCGGAGGCGGGGCTGCTGACGCTCACATCCGCGATCTCGGCGGAAACGCTCATAGCGTGCCAGCGGTAGGCGCTGGCCGGGCCAGCGGCGGCGATGGACCAGAACGCCTGCTGGGTGCGAGCGCGCAGGCGCGTGTCGCTCTCCCCGGACAGGCGCGTCACCTCGACGTTGGCGGCGAGCTGGTCGAGGTCGGCGCCGAGGGCGTAGGCGAGCAGCAGGGCGCGGATTGCGTCGTTGATCCGTGCGCGCAGGAGCATGTCGAGGTAGGCGTACACCTCGAGGACCTTCTTGGCCGGGTCGCTCTCCAGGTCGCCGACGTCCCAGTCCGGCAGCAGGTCCAGGAGCTTGTCCAGGGCTGCGTTGAGCGTGGCCTCGTAGTCGAGGGCATCGACCGCCTCGGGGGCGGGGAGCCTGGAGAAGTCGATAACGCCACCAGCCATCAGAGGGTTACCGCTACGTTTGAGCGCTCGCCGCTGGCGAGCACGACCAGGGCCATGCGCAGGGTCAGGCGCCCGGACCGCATTGCGGCGACGTCGTTCTCGTCCGGGTCCGCCGTCAGGCTCTCGACGCGCACCCGCGGCTCCCACTTGGCCAGGGCCAGGACGGCGGCGGAGTAGACGCGCAGCAGGGTGGCCGCCGTCATGGGCTGGTCGATCAGGTCTGGGATGAGCGAGCCGTAGTCGCGGCGCATGATCCGCGTGCCGATCGGGGTGGTGAGGATGTCCGCCACCGATTGGGCGATATGCGCCAGGCCTGTGAGCTCGGCGCCCGTGGTGCGGCTCATTCCGGTGGTGCCGGCCATCAGTTGCAGAGCACCGTGGGGCTGCCGGTGACGATCGTGGCGCCGCAGGCGGTCGCGTCGCCGACCCGCGCCACGGCGCGCCCGTTGGCGAAGACGTCCGGCGAGCCGGTGACGATCGGGTTGGTGCCGTGGAGCGGGCAGGCGTACTGGTCGCCGATGCGGGCGACGCCGCGCCCGTCGGCGAAGACGTCCGGTGAGGCGCTCACGATCACTCCGCCGTGGCTCCCCTGGTCTGCGATTCTGGCGATCGCCGGCATCGTATCCTCTATGGGTTCAGGTGGATCGGGTTGCCGATGATGGTCACGGCATCGACTGCTGTGACTTGCGCGTGCCCGGGAATCCTTGCTTTGAGCCGGTGCGTCGCGGTGTCGTACTCGATGTACGCACCGTCGGCGAAGACGAAGCGGTGGATATCGGCGCTGTTCGCCGGGGCCGGATGGGCGCTCTGGAAGAGGGCGCCGAGCACGACGGCCCGCGCCAGGTCGCCGTCCGGGGTGCCGAGCAGGACCTGTTCGCCAACGTCCGGGGCGCTCCAGGTGCGCTCCCCGCCGGCACGGGCGGTGAGCCAGGGCAGCCATCCGGTGAGGCTCTCCCCGGTCTGGACGCGGACCCGGGCCTTGTCCGTGTCTACCTCGGCGATGGTGCCGATGAGCAGGCCGTTGTTGCCGCGGCGAGCCTGCTCGGCGGGAAAGAGGTCCATGCGCTCGGTGGCCATCAGGCGTGCAGCCCATGGGCCAGGTGCCCGAGGATGGCGTCCTCGACGAGGGCGATATCCGCAGCGCCGAATCCGAGCAGGCGCCGGGCCGGATAGTCGGCGAGCGGTCCGCCGGGGCGGACGCGATCGGTCAATCCCTCCTGGTGGACCAGGGCGATGCGGGCGACGCGGCGCACGAAGGCGACACTGGCCTCGTTCGGGGTGCCGCGGGCGCGGATGTAGCCATGGGTGGCGAGCTTGCGGAACATGGCGCCGCGCTTGATGTGGCGGTGCCGCGAGCGGGCTGCTTGCGGACGGCGCGGGGCGTAGGGTGTGCCGTCCGGGTTGCTCTGGGCGCGGATGCGCCGGATCTGGGAGCGGCGCAGGTCGCGGGCGATGCGCCCGGCGAGCGCGGCACGCTTGCCCGGGGTGAGCTGGGCGAGCATGCCGGCGCCGAGGGTCTCCAGACGCTCGAGGTCAGACATTGATCCACTCCGGGGTGTCCCACTCGGCGATCAGCTCCGGCTCGGGCAGGTCCGGCCCGCGGATGTAGAGCTGCCAATGGGCGGCGGCACAGGGCTCGACGGGGTATTCGGGTAGGCGGTGCTCGACATCGATGCGTCCGCTGTCGCAATCGAGGGTAGCGAGGACGCGCTCGCTGAGCGGGACGGTCAGGGACAGATCCCAGGTCTGGCTGTCGAGGATCTCGGCCTCGATGCGCAGGGCCTGCCCGGGCCTGGCGCCTGGCTCGTAGTGGGCGAGCCATTGCAGCAGGGGGACGACGACGGCGTCGACCTCGCCGCTATAGTCGGTGATGACCAGGTGCGCCTCGTAGTCGTAGCCGTGGCTGTAGGCCGAAGGGGCCTTCACCGGCTGGGTGGCGGCGCGATGGAACTCGATGCTGCCCTGCTCGACGAAGGTGAGCAGGCGCTCGGGGTTGTCCGCCAGTCCGGGGACGGAGGCGAGCAGGTGGCGGCGCAGGAGCTCGAGCTTTTTCATCCGCCGGCAGACCGCAGGGCTTGCTCGAAGTGCTTGGCGTGGCCGGCGATGTCAACTGCGCGGTCCATGCTGTTGACGACGCGGCGGGCGTGCAGGTAGTCCGTCTTGTGGTCGTTGATGTAGGCGGACAGCCGCTTTCCGGTGAAGTCGCCGTCGCGCATGCCGAGGACAGCGATCAGGGCCGATGTCTGCGGATCGAGGGCCAGGGACGGGTCGTCGTGCACCGCATAGGGGACGCTTGGGCCGCGCAGCGGATGATGGCGCAGCTTGTCCTGTTGAGCGGCGTAGTTGCGCTCGTGGGTGATCTGCACGTCGCCGCGGCCAAACCAGGACCTGCCTTGGGGATCGGGACGCCAGTAGGGCCACTTGACCCAGGTGAGCTGGCCCTTGGCCCAGGCGTGCTCGAGCCGGGCGACGGCCTGCTCGTCGCTGTCGGCGAAGGTCTCGCGCACGGGCTGCATGCGCTGCCCGGTCTCGTGGTAGACGGTGGCGAGGACGTAGGCGGTCTGCTCGAGCGACAGCGCGGCCCTGGCGCATAGGCCGCTGATGCGCCCGAGGCCGTCTACCTGGGGTTGGCTCAGGCTCCCGCCGAACAGGTCGGCCCGGACGCGCGCGTGGAAGATCGCGCTGGCTGCGGCTGGGTGCTCGCTCATTGTTTGGCCCTCATCAGCACGATCTGGGTGATGGTGTCGATGGCGATCCCGAGCAGGGGCGAGACGGCCCCGGCTTCGCTCTGCACGACGCCACCGGTGATCGAGGCCAGGTCGCGGAATTCGGCAAGGGCAGCCGCGCGCACCCGCCGGCGTTTCTCTTCGCCGGGGAGGTCTTTAACGAGCAGGTCGAGCACCAGCTTCTCGACGCGGTCGAACAGGTCGCGGTCGAAGTATTGGCGGGCGATCTTGTACAGGGCCGCCAGCAGCATGCCTTTGATCATCGGTCTTCCTCTTCTTTCGGCGGCACGATGCGCACGACGCCGCGGACGTCTGTGATGGCCTTGATGGCGCCGGCCAGGCGCCAAGCGTCGAGAGTACGGAGCACGGCACCGAGCACGAACCAGGCGGCGAAGCCGATTCCGTAGGCGGCCAGGACGATGTTCTCGGTGGTGTCCGCGAGCCCGACGCGGTGGATGGTCGGGAGCGCGCCGAAACAGGCGCTCATGACGCCGACGAATCCGCGGGCGAATGCCTCGCGCAGGCTGTGCGGGACGAGGATGGCCATGGAGACCGAGGCCCCTGCCCCGCCGGCGAGCGCGTTGATGATCTTCGCGATCATGCTATTTGTAATCAGTATGTGCATCGGATGCCCGGGTGTAGCGCGTAGAGGACGTCCGGGTCAGTATCCGAACGGCCCCGGATCACGGCCGCTGCTACCGCCCCCGCTCCTTCCAGGCTCGGGCGGCAGTTGCTCAGCCTGAGCTGGTCGTTCGGTCCGGCGCACCCCGGCTGGAGGGTGAGCAAGAGGACGAGCAGCAGGGGGGACACCCTCGGCATCTGGATCGTTGCCGACGCCTGGGGCGATGCGGCGCCGGCTGATCGGGCGCTCTGCCTTGACGCGCCCCCACCAGGCGAGCGCCCCGCCGAGCAGGCTGACGGCGGTGAGGACCTCGTTGGTGAGCGCCGAGGTATCGACCTCCCATCCAGCGAGGCGTGCACCCTGGGCGGCGATGACGACGATGGCGCCGATGATGGTCTTGGAGGCCCACCAGGGCTTCGGCGCGTTGGCGAGGTCGATTTCGTCATTCATAGCTCAGCGGCCCAAGAAGATGGCTAGGAAAATCAACGCAAAGAACGCAGCCACGGAAAGGAGGACGCGTACGGCGGGGATATCGGAAAGCTTCTGTTTTCGGCTCAAGATCTTCAGCTCCACAGTTGCACGGTCTCTTGTTTGCCGGAGCTCGTCGGCGGATCCGGCAGGATCACTGCGGTCCCCTGGGGCAGGATCGGCCCGAGGTCGGCGATTCCGCGGTTGATTCCCAGCGCCTCTTCCGTGATGACGGCGGTCTGTGCGTAGGCCCGGTAGAGGACCTTGTCCAGGGTGTCCCCTTCGTGGGCGTAGACGGTAGCCCCGGCCATCGGATCGGCCCTCAGATCAGCTCGGCGATCACGTGCCCTTCGCCGAGCAGCTCGCTGATCGCCCAGCGGGCGTCTCTGCGGCAGTCGTCAGCGGTGAGGAGCTTGGCCTCTCCGGCGTTGTCGTTGCGGGTCCCGGTGGCGGCGACATCCCCGTACTGCTCGATCAGCCAGGCGTGCGCGGTGGCGTAGATGGCCTGGCGGTAGAGGTCCTGGTGATGCCCGGCGACCTGCCAGTCCTCGCGCGGGATGTCCGCTGCTGCGCTGACCCCGGAGGCGACCTGCTCGGCTTGGTAGGCGGCGAGCTGGCGGTTCACATCCCGCAGGGCGGCGTCGAGGGCGAATTCGATCCGGCCCGGGGTGACGGTGCCGTCCAGGCGTCTGGCTTCGCGGAAGGACGCCGGCACCAGGTCCGGCCAGAAGCCGTTGTTCTGGATGCTGATGGCATCTGCCGGCGGATCGACGATGGCTCCCGTGGCGATAAGGGACATGCTCGGTGCTCTCGCTGTTGTCAGTGCCGGCAATTAAATGCCGGGGTGGGGGATGACCGCGGTCGTGGAGACGGAAGCAGGACGTCTCCGCTGCGCGGTCATCCCGCCCCGGGCGCGTCGGCTGGCGACTCGGTTGGCTCGGCGGAAGCCTGTTCGGCATCCGCCGGCGGCTGTTCTTCGTCCGGATCCGGCTGCTTGTCGACCTTGCGCTGCAGGCGCTCGATGTCTTTCTTGACGCCGACTTGCGGGTAGAGGCGTACGGCGTCCTTGAGGTAGTCGAGGGCGGCGGACTCATTGCCGGCTGCGCGCAGGGCGTAGCCGATGGCCTTGGCGAGCTTGGCGCGGATCGGGTCGTGGATGTCGGCGTCTTCGGTGAGTGCCTGCGCCCGCTCGGCCCAGGCGACGAGCTGCTCGGGGTCGGTACCGTCCTGGTCGGTCTCGCGCCTGGCGTCGAGGATGGCGAGGACCTGCTCGGCGACCTCTTCGGCGATCAGGCTGGCGGTGTCGCGCTTGAAGCGGTCCGGGGTGGTCAGCCCGTGGCGCAGGGCGTACTCGGCAATGGCTAGACCGCCGTCGAGGTCGCGCACGTCGAAGCGCCAGACCATGACGGTCATGAGGATCTCGTCGTCGCGCCCGCTGTCCCCTTCGAGCACGCCGGCGACGTAGTCGGCGTAGCGTGGGAGGACCTCGGCCTTGTAGGTGGCCTTGCGCTCCATGCTCTTGATGTCGTGGATGGCGCGGCGGTCGGCCCACAACGATGCACGCATCATGCGCTCGGCGTCGGTTGGCTCGGCGACGTCTTCCTGCGCGCCCTGCTGGGCGGCCTGGACGCGCAGGAAGTGGCGTTGGGCGATGGTGAGCTTAGGTGGCATGGGGAAATAAGGTCAGTTGGCTGCCGCTATCAGACCCAGGTCCCTTCGCCGAAGTAGGTGACGTGCTCACAGCCGACCGCGGCCTCGTAGCGCTCGACGACGAACGCCTGGTTGACGGACATGTAGTCGGCGTAGCGATCGAGGTTAGGCTCGTCCTTCATGGCCCGGCGGCGGGTTCCGTTCTGCTCGTAGATGCTCAAGTTATCGAAGCGGGTGACGAGCAGGGAGCGAGACGGGAAGAAGGGCACGATGTAGGCGGGGATGCCGCCGAGGGTGCGGTTCAGGAGCAGGATCTCGACTGCGCGGCGCTCGGTTGGGGCGTCGGTGGATTGGTCGC